GTGACGAATGGCAAGCGGACAAGACGTCCGAATATAATCCGCGCTGAGGTTGCGGTGGATGGCGAAAGTAAATATCCGTTAGAGGCGTTAGATTATGACGCCGCGATTGAGACGTTTCTGCGCGATTGTCGCGTGAAGAATTTAAGTCGCGCGTCGATAACGTATTACTCAAATTCGCTTAAGGAGCTCGTTAAGTTCCTACGCAAAGTTGGCGTAGAGCGTCCGATAGATATAACGGAAGATAACTTTAAAGCGTGTATACTCGCGAAACAGGATAGCGGAGTCCTAGACTCAACGGTGAATACGAATCTTAAAGGGTGGCGAACGTTTCTGCGCCATTTAAACGAAGAGGGATACTTGCCGACGAACCCGGCGGAGAATGTACGGTTACTTAAAACGGAGCGTCACATCATTCCGACGTTTACGCGTGAGCAGATCAAGTTATTGTTATCGCAGCCGGATTTATCTACGTTTACAGGATTTCGCGATTACGTGTTCTTGCTGACGCTATTGGAAACGGGCATACGTATTTCCGAGATTGAAAACGTGAGCGTATCGGATATCAAATGGAAAGAGCGCGTCATAAAAGTTATGGGTAAGGGGCGGAAAGAGCGTTATGTTCCGTTTCAATCTACGTTGGAAAAAGAGCTTAAAAAATACGTGCAGTATCGAGGCTTACTCGATCATGACGCTTTATTCGTGAATATCGATAACAGTCCGATGAAGAAACGCACGATGCAGCAGAATATGCAACGTTACGGGATCGCGGCCCAAATACGTGGGGTTCGAGTGTCACCGCACACAATGCGCCATACGTTCGCGAAGTTTTATATCATGAACGGTGGGGATGCGTTTACTCTGCAGAAGATACTCGGCCATACTACGCTGGAAATGGCGCAGACTTACGTATCCATATTCGGAACGGATATCGCAAAGCAACACCGGAAGTTTTCACCGCTTGAGCGGTTAGACGATATAGATTAACGATGGAATAGCGCTCATCTCTTCGGAGGTGGGCGTTATTTTTTTTGCGTTGAATCCGCAGAAAATTGTACGAACGTAAAAGTAGCGGTAAATATTTCGGTATAGGCGCCGAAAAATATTTGCGCAAAAGACAAAGACGGAAGGAGGTAACGGAATGAAGAAGCCAGCAAGTAGGTTAGAGGAAATGCAGGAATTACTTGATGCAGGATACTCCCCGAGCAAGGTAGCTTCGAAAATGGGTATTCACCATATGTATGTTGATAGGGCTATTAAAAGGTGCAAATTAGAGATTTATGTGCCTTTTGATGAACTACTCGACAAAGTAGAATCGTGTGACATACGACTAGTGCCGTACGACGAGTGGGATTGCGAGGACGCTTTAGATGATATCGTACGCAGATCTTTTCTTTTTGAAAAAGTGCACCTGAACGAATACGACGAAGTTCATCGACTCTCGGCGTATGTCCGAGATAAGCCTGCGCAAAAGGCAAGCGCGGGTCAGCGTTATCGACCGTATCGCCGACGATTATGTGCGCCAGCACGCCGAATTTAATGACGCAGCTAAGCGCGCTTATTACGCTAGGGGCGGAAGTGGCGAAGGGCCCGCGACTGTTCCGGTTGATTCTGCGCTACTCGACCGCTTGGCTGACGTGATTTTATACGAAGAGTTAACGGATACATCGAAAAATAAGATGACGCGCGAAGAGTATCCGATAATGTCTGAGTATCAAGAGGATCGACGCCGCGACAACGAATATGCCGATGTACTAGCGGAGTCATACGACTCTAACGGCGTTAATCATGCGAAGCCGGAGCGCCGCCACCGTACTGAACGCGATAATCGATTCGTAGAAAAAGAAGCGCGCACAAAAAACCGCGCTAGGAAAGCGCAGTACCTTAAAGATACGTCGCCGGGCGCGGTCGTTACGTACAATTTATACGAAACTGGCGGAATATTAGCGGACGAGTTCGTTAACTGTACCGGATTGGGCAAGCGTTGGTTCGACGAGATGAGCGCGGTAAATGAGACGGAGATTATAACGGAAGAATACGAAGTAAAGGCCGCAGCTTAATCGTTTGCGGACGGTTACGATAAACGAATACTTTACGGAAGGAGCGCTCAATAAATGACGCTAATATACACCGGCAAGCGAATGAACGGCCGCCTATATGTGCGTACTGCAGGCGGAAACTGGATCGCTATTCAAACGCTACTACTTCCGCAAAGTTAACGTTACCAACACTTACCGCCTCACAACGGTTTAGCCGCGCGCTATAATCGTAGTGAGGTGTTTTTATGTTTATTAGTCCGATGTTACTCGAAAAAGCGGACGCGCCGTTCTCGGATTCGCGATTCATATTCGAACCGAAGATCGACGGCCACCGCTTAATATTTTCGCAAATTAACGGAGAAGTCCGCCTATATACGCGCCACAATAACGACTGCACTCGCCAGTATCCCGAAATAGCCAACGCCCGCTTTCCGCACGACATCGTTCTTGACGGCGAAGTTGCCTGCGTTAACCCTGCGAATGGCGTCTCGGACTTTGAGGCGGTCATGTCCCGTTTCCAGGCGAGTAAAGCCGATAAAATCGCGGCGCTTACCGTTACCAATCCGGCCACATTCGCGGTGTCGCTAACAGAGCGCAAAGCCCTACTCGCAGGGTTAACGATGCCTAACGCAAGTATGGGCGTAGTTCCGTACGTAGATGGCGCCGGCGAAGCGCTGTTTACGCAGATAGAAGCACGCGAAATGGAAGGCGTAGTCGCCAAACGCAAGGACAGCGCGTATGTTAGCCGCCGATCCGCTGACTGGCGCAAGATCATAAACTGGACGTATGCCGACGTTTATATTACGGGATATCGTAAAGGTGAGTTCGGGTGGCTTGCGGGAGTTATAGACGAGGGGAAGACGAAAGTGCGTCCGGCCGGCATTATCGAGTTTGGCGCGAATCCAACGCACAAGAAGGCGTTTTATAGCGTAGTGCGCGCGAACAATGCGATAGTTACCGGCGAGGACCGCGAGTTCGTTTACGTGGAGCCACGTATTAGAGCACGCGTGAAGATTCGGAATTGGACCAAAGCGGGGATGCTGCGTAGTCCGGTGTTCTGCGAGTTTTTGTTATAGGTGTTTTATGGAATTAGGGTGGTTGGCTGCTCTAGTATTAGTAGTCCGCCTATAATAACGATTCCAATAAGAAAGAGTATAATAATTTTCGTGTCACTAAGATGGCTTTCTTGTTTTTCTTGCTCGTATTCCTTTTTACTTATTGATTTCCATTTCTTATGGTCAGCCATGAGACTACTCACCTCAACATCTGGATTTTTGATGCTTGCTTATACCGCATATTTAAACGTAAAAACTCCGCGCGGATAACGCGTGTTCTTAACCTTAACGCTATACTCCGTTACGTCCTCGATTACACCGCTGCCGACGAGTTCGCGACGATCGTCGAATATAACGATGGGCGTCCGCTCCATTTTCGCGGTATAAAAGTGGATACCGGAGATCAGCGGTCTCATAAATCGGCTCATATACGTAGTCCTTTCGTTGTGGGTTGCGTGATTACTTCGACAAAATGGCGCAAATTTCCTTCAAATATTTTCCGTTTATACCCTACATTCCGCTTAAAAATGTACCTACGTAAATGAAAGGCCGCCATTGCGCGGTCTTATTCCCGTTTGGGACACGAATGATGCGGGTAAACTCCGCACGCCCTTACGTTAACTTTATCGATAAGGAGACGATATACGTGACAAACGAGCTAATTGCACTTTATAAAGGAATGGCGCTTAAACAACGCGCTATTGAGGACGCGCTAGGCGGAGTTTTTTCTTTATTTGATGAGGAATACGACCGCTTATTTTGCCTGATATGTGAATCTATAGGCGCTCATCCAGGCGATTACGCATTCGATAAGCTGGACGATTATATAAACGGAAGAATATCACTCGCAGAGTGCATAGAAGACATTAAAGCGGTGGAGGTGCGCGACTAATGGCCGAATATAAACGCTTAATAGACCCGGAAACGGGCGAAATATACAAAAGAACCGCTATTCTTGCGGACGGAGACCGCGTTACCAGCGCATCACAACGCGAGGCTTATGCGCGCTTACATAACGGCCGAACAGCGGAATTTACCGTGACGAACATGCGCAATATTGACGAAGTAATCGAGAAGGTATCCGATAAGCACTGCGGGTACCTTCTTTATTTGCAATGCTTCGTTAATTACGACGCGATACTTGAGAATCCGGATAAAACCGCAATGAGCCGCGAAGATATTATGCGCACACTCAAGATCGGCCGCACTACGCTGCACCACTTCCTACGCGAGACAACGGAAGCTGGCGTAATTATCGAGGATGGCGACAAGTACCGTTTGAATCCGCGTTATCACTTCCAGGGTAAAACGGATAACACGGCGGTCGTCAAAACGTTCGTCGCTAAGGTAAAGGAGTTGTATACGGAGGTTAACGCGAAGGATCTCGGCTTCGTATACAAGTTGCTTCCGCATATTCACCTCGAAACGAATACGATCTGCGCGAATCCATACGAGCGCGACGTAGAGAATACGGTGCCACTTACGAAAGAGGACATCGCTCGGCTAACGAACATTACGGAGAAATCGGTATATACGAAGCTGCGTAACTTGCGGTTCGGTGACCAGTACGTATTTGCCGAAGTGGTTTACGGGAAATCGCGCTTCTACAAGATCAATCCGTTCGTGTTCTACCGCAAAAACGGTAAGCCTGACGCAACTCTACGCGAAATGTTTTCCATCCGAAACAACTTCGCTAAGAGGTCAGCGTAATTTCTCATCGGTAAAAACGCGAACAAAATCGCCCTCTCATCGGTAAAAACGCGAACACGAAAAAAGTGGATTGCGCCTTAGAGCCACGCGGGTTTTCGCCGTTTAGGGGGTCAAATTTATTCTTAGTCTTTAGATGCGAGAATAGCGGGTGTTCAAATGGTAGGTTACTTAAAATACACTACCTTTTTTGCAACCTAGGAAATCCAGTGTTTACTTAAATTATCTCTCATTTACTCTATTTCACTCCGTTTTTCACACTTTAGGTTTTGAGGTTCCTTCTAATCTATAGAGAAACCGAGTAATAAAACCGTTCCCTTCGGACACAAAACACCGTGCCCTTGGGGATGATTATTCAATAGCGTTGGTCTTTATATAAAATCTTATCGCGCGTTAAAAGTAGCACCGACTGGCTCGATAGAGACAGGAGGGTGAGGAGCGGAGCGACGAGGGCACTTAATTATGTTTGTAAGATACATGGAGCATATTCAACGAAGTATCTCATGAAGGCGAGGATAAGCGCATGTTCAAACGTATCAATAACGCGTTATTAGCGTTAGTATTATCCGTTTATATCTATAGCGTTAAATGGCGCGGAATAACGGATGTAGAGCGTTAAGCGAACGCTAAGTGAGCGGAGGGATACGTAATGATAAACGTTCTATTCGTTATATTAGGCGTCCATGTTGCGTTAATCCTCGTGGTTCTTACGCATTATATTCCGTACGCTATTCAATCGCGTAGTGGATTCGTAGAGGTAGCGAAGAGTCTCGCACTAATGGCGGTGATACCGTATGTTCCTGCGTTATTTATTATAGCGTATAGGATCGATCAGTTTGACGAATGGTGGCGCAATTACATGCGTTGATTATACGTTATGCCTAGACGTATTAATCGCGTTGATGTAAACCGGTAATATAACGTACGGAATGCGCGCTATTATATGAAGCGAAAGTTTAGCGGAAGGGTTTGCGTGTAGTTACGGTTACACGCGGCTCGGACCGGAGACGCCCGCCTAAACTCACGGGGTCTCAGCCGCTCTCCTCCGTCTTACTTCGCGAATTAGCGTAGATTTGCTGATGCCCATCTTCGCGGACACTTCGTTATACGAGTTATCGTTTAGCAGCGCAATTGCGTGATCGAGCTGTTTCTTCGTATAGGCACGCGGTCGCCCTTCGGTGAATCCGTCCTTCTGGCGCGCTATAGCCTTGCCTTCTTGCGTTCGTTCTACGATCATATCGCGTTCGAACTCGGCGAATCCGGAGAATATCGTAAGGATTAAGCGGCCGGTTACGGTGTCTTCGATAACGCCCATATTCAATACGTGTATCTTAACGCCGCGATTAAACAGCTCTTTTACCGTTGTGATTGCGTCCACAGTCGAACGTGCGAAACGGTCCAGCTTCGTGACGATTAGCGTATCTCCGGATTGAAGAACGCTCAGTAGGCGGCTGAACTCCGGGCGCTCCTTCTTGGTACCGGTAAACTTTTCCGAGTATATAACGCCAGCACCGTTAGCCTTAAGCGTTTCTATCTGCGAGTTTAAGTCCTGGCCGATTGTTGAGACGCGAGCATAGCCGTATATCATACATATCCCTCCGTTGATTTAGAATATAAGTTATGACACCGATTGATGCCTTGATTCTACGCGTATTAATGGGCGGTGTCAATACTTTTAAGTTATGACTACGATAATCCGTGATCCCCAAGCCGGTAGCGTAAACGGCCCCGACAGCTGTATGCGATTAGCGAGCAAAATTTTCACCTCGGGTAGCGGAATCAGCACGTTAAAATGACGCAGATTTACCGTTGAATTAGCGCGTTTCATAGGCGAATGGGGCAAACGTACCCCTTGCGTGTGATACGCGCTAATTTCACGTGAAAACGAAAGGAGAACGCAAGTATGGCGGATAAACGAAAAGCAGCGCTCGAAGCGAAGTTAGACCCGCGCCAAGTTATCGCAGCGCTTAAATGCGTAGAACGCGAATTTACAGCGGAGAGTGAGCGCGTAAGTTTCGATGAGATTGCGGATGAGGTCGGCGTATCGCGCCAGTCACTATATAAGTGGCGCACGCAGAATCGCGCATTCATTGATTACGTTAATTACTTGGCGGACGAGTTCCTTGAATCTGAGCGCGCGTATGTATATCGGCAGCTCATGAAGACGATAAGCGGATCGCAACCGTCGATTAAAGGTATCGATTTGTACTTTAAGCGTCACGGACTTATTACGCAGAATGTTTCGGTAGAGACGAAGGATGGCGGATCAGCGCGCACGAACGAAGATATCGCGCAAGAAATCGCGGAACTCGACGAGCTATTAAACGACGAAAACTAACGGAGGAGGTGCGTTCTAATGGCGTATGTTAACGGAGAATGGCTCGATAAGGCTGCGCGAACAGAACGCATCCAAATCGTTAGTGAACGGGCGAAGAAATTACGCGCATTAATCGAGGCCGGACGAGCGACAACGTATCATCAAGAGGGGTTTCGCGCAGATGTGGCGGAGCTGAAACGGTTAAAGCGTATTGACCGCGCTGAAGACGACGTCGCGTTTTTTACGTACGAATACCTGTCGGACGGCGGCAATCCTGAGAACGAGGATAACATTGTTCATAACGCGGAGGACGGAACGCCGCACGATCCACTCGAAGAGATAGCGCCGATTCACCGCGAATTCTTTAACTTATGTAACCACGTGGATCACGTAGTTAGAAATGCGCGGCTTGCGATTGCTGCAGCGCGGGGACACTCTAAATCCGGTAAGTTCTCGAACGGATTTCCGTTGCATCAGATAGTATATCGAAAGCGCAAATACATCCTGGTCATTTCCGAAACGGACTCGCTCTCTAAGAAGCTTATCGGATGGGTTAATAAGCAGCTTAAGTTCAACGAGAAATTACGCGAAGACTTCGGTAATCTTCTAAACGAACGGAACAACTTGAACGAGAAGGACAACGAAGAGGCGTTTATCACCGCGTCAGGCACGCTCGTCGAGGCGTCATCGTCCGGTAAGCAACTCCGCGGTAAGCGTCACGGTTCTTACCGACCCGACCTCGTTATAGTCGATGATCCATCGTCAACGAATAACGAAGGTACGAAGGAAGCGCGGGAAAAGCTGATTCACTGGTTTAATTCCGTAGTCGTACCGATTGGTACGAAGTCGACAGCGATTATTCTCGTCGGTACGATGGTCAGCGCGACAGGTCTACTTAATCACGTTCTCAAGCGGAGAGATTTCGAATCATCCTTTCACGGTGCGGTCGTATCCGAACCGTCGAATCCGCAGCTATGGGATCAGTATTGCGAGATATACGCACGATCCGAAGATATGGCGGAGGCGGACGCGTTTTACGAAGCGAATAAAGAAGCGCTAGAGGAAGGCGTAGAACTTGCGTGGCCTTGGCGCTGGACTTATCGCGCGCTAATGCACGAGAAAGTCAATATGGGTACGCGCGCATATAACTCGGAGTTTCGTAATCTGGCGTTTAGTGAAGACGAGCAATTCTTCTTCCCGGACACATACGGTTATTACCGATTTGAATACGAGCACGGGCGTCGCTACATTCGGTATGAAGACATGAAGATTCCCGTTGAGGAATTAACGATAAGTGGCGCGTGGGACATTGCGCAAGGTAAGAATGCGCGGTCGTGTTATAACGCTGTAATTACGGTTGGTCGACATGAGAAGACGGGTCACATTTTCGTCTTGGACGAGTACGCGTCGAAAGAGCAGCCGCACAAGTACATCGACTTGATTATCGAGAAGATGAAAGAGTGGAAGCATAACGTGTTTAGCGTAGAAACAATTAACGCGCAACATGAATTTTATCGACAGCTGCAGGACCGAATGAGAATCGAAGGTAAGCATCACAGAACGAGGCTCAACGATATCAAATCCTATAAATCCTCGAAGGAGGAACGGATTGAATCGTTAGAGCCTCTTTTTCATAACAAAACGCTTATCCTTAACGCTTCTCATACGATGCTCATCGACCAATTAGCGCAATATCCGCACGGTGATTACGTTGATTCTGCGGATGCCTTACAGTTAGCGGTTGAAAACGTGGCAAAAGCGAAGAAACAGATTCGCAATAAGCCGGCGTGGATGTATTAACGAAAGGAGGTCCGCATTTGACGGAGTTTTACGATATCAAGGAAACGAAGTTGTTCTACCCAGGCGCTCAATTCCCGCCTCCACAGGATATTCCGCGATTAGCGAAGTATAAACGCGGCAAAGCGATATATTCCGGACGACACGTTGAGATATACGATCGCGCGTCCTCACTTTTGAAAGATACGCCATTCGCTCCGCAGCTCAAAACGCTATTTATCGCAGTCAACGTTATGGACGCGCTACTTACGAAGCCGGCGGACTTGATGGTCGGTGAGCCTCCGACATACGAGAGCGGCAAGGGACCGGAATCACGCGAACAGAAACGGTTAAACTCAATCGTTGAGGAGAACGATTTAACGCAGCTCGTACACGAATCCACTATCGGAGGCGGCTACCGCGGCGACTCGTTTATCAAAACGTACTATGCTGCGCGTGCTGACGTTAGTGAGGTCGAACAACTCGGTCTTACAGCGCCGGAAGTGACGCTCGAACCGATTATCGAATCCGTAGACGCCTCGATTGTGTTTCCGGAGTTATCGCGCGGCTCAAAGAAACGGTTCAAAGCGATTAATATCGCATGGGTCGAATGGGAAGTCGAATCATCTAGCGCGATTAGGTCGTTTTTCAGCGGTATTCCAACGACGGAGACGCCGTACTTAAACGTTGAGCGTCATATACCCGGCTATATACTGCACGAGCGTTATAAGCTGACGGAAAACGGAGTAGATACGGATTGGGGCGTGCCGATTTCGCTTTATACGATAGGCGAACGAGTACCTACGAACAAGAAAGCGGAAATTGAGCCGACGGGGATGTCAGAAATGCTCGTCGAGCACATTCCGTATAAAACAACGGACGATGATTGGCGCGGTGAGAGCGGAGTTGAGAAGTTGGAGAGCGTGCTGGCCGCGATTAACGACCGCATGGTGCAAATCGATTATATCCTGTGGAAACACAGCGACCCAACAGCATACGGTCCGGACTTATCAGGTGACGAGAGCACCGAACGATTCGGTGGCCGATACATTCCACTTGAAAAAGACGATCAAAAACCGGGCTATATGACGTGGGACTCGCAATTAGAGGGCGCGTTTAAGGAACTCGACATCTTACTCGGACTCGTTTATCAAATAAGCGAAACGCCGCAATGGTTATTCGGCACAACCCTCGCCGCGGATAAAGGCGGAACGGGTACTTCTCATACGGATGCTGGCGCAATTAAAGCGCGGTTCATGCCGATCCTTTCTAAAGTGAAACGGATTCGTACGCATGTTGACCGTGCTATTCGTAATGCGCTTTGGAAGGCGATGAAACTCGAAAACTTCGCCAATAGAGACGTTGAGGGATACGAAGCTTATGAGGCGGTCTATCCGAAGATCAGTTGGAGGGACGGAATTCCTACGGACCCCAAAGCGGAAGCTGAAGCGGCGCAGATACGAACTGGAGGAAAACCCACTTTAGATGTGCGGAGTGCAATTAAGCGGCTTGACAGCACTAACGACGATGAGGCAGATGAGATTGCGCGTAGAATTGATGAGGACGAGGCTCGTGTTAGTGGGACAGTAGATGCAAGTATATTCAACGCTCCGGAGGTCTGATAAATGGCTAGAAAGAATAAATGGAGCAGAGAACTAGTAATTTCAGCTTTAGCCGAGCGGCACAAACAAGGAAAGTCAATGACATCCTCTGCTATTCGAAAAGAAGACCAGTCATTACGCGGCGCTATGGAGACTTATTTCGGGAGTCATTACAAAGCCTTAGCTGAAATCGGGCTAACCAAAGAGAATGTCTCTCCACTTACCTTTTGGGATCGAGATATGATAAAGAGAGAATTCCTAGTTGCGTTAGAAGACGTATCCTCAATCTCTGAGCTGTCCCGAAAGCATAAAAAGTTGGATCACGCAATACGAAAGCACTACGGCTCATACGACGCTCTCTGTGATGATTTAGGTATGGATGTTAGTGTCATAAAACGGCAGGTGCGTGAGTGGGCCGGAGAGGATTTACTGGATGTGTTGCGTGAGATAAGAGACGAGGGAGGGCCACTTAATATAACAAGTGTGAAGACCCGCTTTCCCACGGTTCATGAGGTCGCCGTTCGTTGTTTCGGTAGTTATGAGAATGCGTTGTCTTCTGTAGGTGAGAAACTGGATGATCATATATGTGCGATGAAATACGATTCTCATTTAGGAAAATCATTTGAGCGTTTGCTTTGGCAAATGTATCAGGATCTCGGATATAATTTCTCATACCAAAAGAGACTGTGTAATAACACAATTATGCCAGACTTTTACGATGAGGATAATAACATATTTATTGACGCGAAACTGTCCTCTTGGACAGTTTTTTGTTCTTCATCAATAGAAAAATATCTTCCTCATTGTGACGAGTTAATTGTAGTTTATTTACGTGGGAGTGATATTCAGCACGATACGCCACGACTAAAGTTACGTCATGTAAGTCAGTATTACGGAGAGTTGGAAGATGCTGGACTTACTCACTACATCGCTGAATTTGATCGGCTTCTAAGTAAAGCGGACAACCTCGGGGAGAGGAGTGCTGCGTAATGTTTCCGGAACCGAATTATGACCGCGATATCGCACGGTTAATCAACGCGTATAAACGGGCGGTGCGCGACATTACCGCCGAGTTATCACGCATGGATTTAACCGATATGTCTCGCGCTCAAACAACGGCTGCACTTAACGAAGTCGCCGCTATCCTATCCGCGCTTAACGAAGAATCGGCCGAGTGGGTAGCCGCAAATATTCCGGTCGCAGTAACGGACGGCGTAACCCGTGCCATTATCGACCTCGGCGTAGTCGCAACGGTTGAGGAAGCGCGCGACATCGTTAACTTTAATCGGACTAATCGCGAAATGGTTGCGGCGGCCATTGCGGATACGCAGGCGGATTTGCTCGCGGTCTCGCAAAACGTCGATCGGCGCGTTAGGCAAGCGGTTCGGCAGGCGACAGCCGACGCAATGCGAGCGAACATGGCCGCGGGAATAAACGGTCGCCGAACGATAAGCGCCGATATACTGCAGCGTATGAGACAGACGTTAAATAGCGCGGTCGAAACGGGCATTATCGACGCAGCGGGCAGGCGTTGGAAACCGGAAGTTTACGTCGAGACCGTTGTGCGAACGAAGATGATGCGCGCGCAGATAGACGGAACGATTAACGAAGCGTTGGATCGCGACGTTATGTACGGACGCATATCGAGCCACGGCGCTAAGGATGCGTGCCGTAATTGGGAAGGGCGCATCGTGAAATTAACGCCGGACGCTCCTGGGAGTTATCCGGAGATTGGTGCGTTGCCGAGGCGCGAGATATTTCATCCGCGTTGTAAGCACGTAGTGAGTCCGATTAGGCGTCCAGATTAACGTAGGAGGTGCGCATAGGTGGCGCAAAACACAGTAAATATTGCGAAGGATGGTTCGAATCAGGCGATACCGGGGCAGTATTATAATCCGACAACGGATAGGTACGAAGTTCAGCGGGGGTCGGGCGGTGCCGCGGATGTCCGCTTTGTGGAGGGGAGTTCACAGGGAGCATTTGCAGTAACCCCAAATGATAGTACAGACTTATCAAAAGTTACTAAGGGACTATACATCGGAGTGAGCGGAGACGTGCGAATGACAATGGCTGATGGGTCGGTTATAACAAGAAAAAATGTAGCTGGTGGGATGACGCATCCTTGGTCGATTAGACGGGTGTGGGCTACAGGAACAACCGCGACAGATATAGTCGGTGATTACTAATGTTCATCGGAGTAGGAACAAATAGATGTTTTTCCAGCCTAAAACGGAACTTTCTAATAGATAACTTCAATAGAGCCAACAGCTCTTCCTCTCCAGGGAAGGCAAACACAGGACATAATTGGTATACGACCGGCGTCGGTGTTTGGGGGATTGTGGATAACCGTTTAAAAATGTTATCTGGCTCAGGTAATGGGAGATGCCTAGTAGATTTCAAGCTTTCGAATGTGCAAATTAGAGCAATAATGACTGGTGACTTATCTAACCAAAGAATCATTTTTAGGTATGTAGACGACAGTAACGAATGGTTTATAAACGGGAACACACTGGTAAAACGTGTTAATGGAACGGTAACTGCGGTCGCGTCTTTATTGACTACTCCTAAAAGTGGAGACACAATATCCATAGTTTTAAGAGGACCGGCAATTGCTGTTTATGTTAATGAAACACATCAAAGCACTATAACTGACTCGACATTTCAAACCGCGACTACTTTTGGCTTATTTTCCGCGAGCCCCACTACAGTAGGTTATTTTAATTACTTTTCATTAGAGGGGATGTAAAGATGACTCAAAGACTTGTAGCTCATAAGATTGGGATAGGTGAAGACATTCCGATTGGAAAAAACATTAAAGATTGTTCAGAAAATGAGGGGCCATTTCGCCCGAAGACTGATGCTGCTGCTTGGCTAGTCCTCGAAGAAAGGGAGTCCGAGTTTGAGATATTAGTGCTATCTCAACTCTAATGTTCAACAGTCCAGACGTGGATGACTTTAAACTCTACGGAACCTACGCGCTACGCGGCGCTAAAACGCGGGAGGATATATTATGAAAAACGTTAGATTTCCGCTTAATCTTCAATTGTTCGCAGGCGAACCGGACCCGCCTCCGCCGCTAGATCCGCCGGCTGATCCGCAGCCACCGAAGACATTTACGCAGGACGAAGTTGACCGGTTGATTACCGATAGATTATCGCGCGAACGGAAGAAATACGGAGACTATGACGATTTGAAAACGAAGCTCACGGAATTTGAGCAGGCGGAAGAGGAACGTAAGAAAGCGGAGATGTCCGCGCATGAACGACTCGAAGCCGAGAAAGCCGAAGCGCTTAAGGCCGCAGATGAAGCTAAAGCCGAGCGTGATCAGGCGTTAACAGCCGCTAACCAGCGCTTGATTAAAGCGGAGTTCCGAGCGCTTGCTCGCGAACTGAACGTACGTAAAGATGCGATTGACGATGCATTGAAACTCGCAGACCTATCCGCGGTAACGGTCGATGACGAGGGTAATGCAGTCGGCGTAGAAGACGTAGTTAAAGCGCTGATCGAAAATAAACCGTTTCTAGTTGAGCAAACGAAGTCTAAGCCGGACCCAATCGGTGGAGCAAGCGGTGGCGAACAGAAACCGGAGAAAACGAAGGATCAATTACTGGCGGAGATGGCCGAGAAAGTTAAGGCGAATCCGACACCGAGCAACATCGCTAAGTTTACGCAGCTTAAACGTGAACTAAATAAGTAACACGAGGACACTTTTAAAATCAAGTGTCCTTTTTATTTTGCGCTTCCGAAATCGGGGGCGCTTTTTTAATGCCCAAAATCATACCTAATGGGGGAATAAGAGAATGTCTAAAATTTTTAATAACGATTTGATTGGTAAACGCGAGTCCGTAACAGACGAGCTATTGCTCCTTAATCCTTATCAGACGCCGATGCTTTCTATGCTTGGATTTTCGAATCCAGTAAGTCAAGTTGAGCACGTATGGTTCGAGGATTCTATGTTCGCAACTGAGTCCGTTTCTGGTGCGGAAGTAACTGCGGCAGGTACGGCGGTTGTTGTTGCTTCCGTAGAACCATTCCGCGTTAACGACGTAATCAAAGTTGGCGAAGAGCTGCTTAAGGTTACGGCTATTAATTCCGGAACTAAGACTCTTACAGTAACTCGCGGATACGCCGGAACTACTGCGGCTGTTATTCCATCCGGTTCAACTGTGTCCTTCCAATTCACCGAAGGAGTGGAAGGTGCGGATGCTCGTGACGCTCGTTACAAAGCACGCGTACGTAAATCCAACCTGACGCAAATCTTTACCGACACTGTAGAAATCACTGGCACTGCAGCAGCGGTTAACAACTACGGTATCGACGACATTTACGAATATGAGAAATCCAAAAAGCTGCTAGAGCTGGCTCTGCAGTTGGAGAAAGCTGTTATCGGCGGCATCAAATACGAAAACGGCGCTATCCGTCAAATGGGCGGTGTACGTTCCTTGATTCAAACCAACGTTAAGGACGCTTCCGGTGCAGCTCTAACTCTTGGAATGATCAACGATAGTCTACAAGCCATCTACAATAAAGGTGGATTCGCAACTGGCGGTAATTATGAAATCATTGTTCCGGCCAAGCAAAAACGCGTCGTCTCTAGTTTTGGCGAGGACTTGGTACGTATCGACCAAAACGACCCACGTCGTGGTACCGTCGTTTCCCGCTTGACTACAGATTTCGGCGAGTTCCCGGTTTCCATCAATGATAACCTCGCTCCTAACGAAACTCTTATCCTGGATAAAAACCGCACAGAGATTAAATCCTTGAGCGGTCGTGACTTCGCGCATGAATACCTCGGCAAGAAAGGCGACTACTACCAAGGTATGATCGTCGGTGAGTACACTATCGAGCTGCACCAAGAGCAAGCGCACGCACGCATCAAAGGTTTGGCGTAAGCCGACCGCAAATAACCGGAGCCTAGCGCTTAACTGCGCCGGGCTTCTTTTTATAACGGAGGTAACACGGATGTCTAAGAATTATACTTCGCGCTATGCCGAGTTATCGTTTTACGTTGACGGAGTAGAACGCAAGTTTGTTGACGGCGTATACGCAGCGAAAACACCGGAGGAAATCGCGGTACTCGACGTACTGTCCGACGCTGTGCCGGTAGACGAACCGCAAGAACAACCGGAGGAAACGGTTAAGCCCGCCGCCAAACAACCGCGTAAAGGCGCCGCCAAAGCCTCCGAATAATAACGGAGGGAACGGTGATAGGCGATGGTTAACGTAGCGGACGCAAACGATTATATCAGCGCGAATTGTATCGATATCGAGGACTGGACGGACGCAGACGAGGCGAAAAAACAACGGATAGTTAACGTCGCATCTCGCACGCTTGCCGTGAAATATCCGAGTTATACGATACCTGACGCGGCTGTATACGAATTTGCGAATGTGCTCACGATTATTTTTAACGATACGAATCGGTTAGCGCAGCATGGCATTACGGGGTTTACGCTCGATAAAGTCGGCAGTTTTGACTATAAAGACTCGACGGTATCCAGACCGGATCGCGACTTGTCTAAACTTATTCCGCAGACGGCCTACGATATTATCGGAGCGGAAAACGGAGTCAAGTTGAATAAGCGCGCGCCTAAATGGACGGTGATGTAATGGCGATTATAGCGCTTAACCAACAGGTTATCGTTACGAAGCCGGGTACGTCAGACGGTTGGGGCGGGACGGTCCCAGGCGTGAGCATTACGCATAAGGTGCGCGTATCTGAACGCACAGAAATCGTTAAGAATCAGGTCGGCGAAGAAGCCGTATCAAGCATGACGATTATATTCGATAAGCTTCCGGACGTACGTTACGACGACGTCATTACGTATACGAACGAGTTGGGCGATACGATCGAACGGAGTCCGCTGGCAATCGAACCGAAACGCATGCTTAACGGTAGGCCGATTATTACGGAGGTGTACGTGTAATGTCGTTATCCTTCGAGTTTGATATTTCGAAGCTCGCGGAACTTATCGAGAAGTCTCCGGAAGTTGCCGCTAATGCTGCGCGCATTGGACTACACGACGCACTCGACGAATGGAGAGCGGAATCCGTTGATATCGCGCCAATTGACGAAGCGACGTTACGCCGTTCGATTACGGTCGGGGACATTACGGAAGAAGGCGGCCTCAACATGACGGGCGAGATTAGCGCGAACGCTACGGTCCAGTCGAAGAGCGGGCGCTTTAACTATGCGTACTATATCCACGAACATGATGCGGGCGGTAAGAATCTTCTAACGCCGGGCACGGAGAAGAAGTTCCTGGAGATTCCGGGCAAGAAGAACGAGCGTAAGTGGGCCGCTGACATCGAAAAGGAAATACGCGACGGTCTTGATAAGGCGGGGTGGTAGCGGTGGCATTACTCGATGAAATAGTCGCGATTGAAACGTTTATTAAAGCGAAGTATCCGGCGGCAAAGTACGAGAAGCAAACGGTGCCTGACAAACCCGTTAATGATACGTTCGTCATACGGTTCCTTGACGATGACCGCGAGAAGGAGACCGGCGTACATTACCGGATTGATCGCGAGTATCAAGTCATCTATTTCGCGCAGACTCCGCAGGCGATATTGCCGGTGATGGATGCGCTAAGTAAATACGTTTATGCAACGGACTCAATCGGCACTTTCCGCGTAGAGTCCTTCGCTTATTCGCAGCCTTTTAAGATGGAGAGCGGAATGCACGCGTGTATCGGGGTATTAACCGGCAATCTGCGCGAGGCAATACCGCAGAAATCGTGGCAGAAGATCAACCACATAGACACAAGATTTGAATAGACAGAAAAGAGGGCGTCCATCACGGGCGCTCTTTTTATTTTGGGAGGGAAACGAATGGCAGGAACTTGGGACCCAACGGCACTACCGATTCGCCCAGGTATTTACGCGATCTTTAAATCCGCAGCCGCTGCGCAAATCAGCGGAGGAGCACGCGGTACAGTCGCAATTCCGCTGTTAAATAGCGGTTCAGCTACGAAGAAGGCGTTCTTCACGGTTTCAACGGAAGCGGAAGCGACTGAATTGTTCGGCTCTGCGAATATTGGCTCGATTCTACTCGCGCTACAAGGCGGCGCTAAGGAAGTTCTCGTTTATACGATGCCGGCGTCACCGGCGACTGCGGACTACACCGCAATGCGCGACGCTTTTGACACGCGACCGTTCAACGTATTCGTGTTCGATGGCGAATCGACCGTATCGGAACAGGCCTCAACGAAGACGTGGGTAATCCGCAACCGCGACGAAGGTAAACACTTCATGGCGGTTATCGGCGGCACCGCGGCCAATGACGCTGACCCTACGGCGGGCAACGCACGCACAACGCTGAATGCGGATGACTACATCGTCAATCAAATCGTAGGCGGCGTAGTTAACGGCGTAACGTACGAATCCGCTAAATATGCGCCATGGCTTGCGGGCGCTATCGCAGGAACCGCAATTAACGCGGCTATTACGCATAAGCAGGCTCCGCTCGACGACGTCAACAAGCGTCTGACAAATGCGCAAATCAACTCGGCTCTGCAGGCGGGTTCTTTGGTGTTGGTCCACGACGGCGAGAAAGTCAAAGTCGAGCAAGGGCTGACGACTTCGAAGAAGAAAATCCGCACAATTCGCGCACGCCAAGCGATCCTAACGGACATTGCGAAAACGGCTGCGGATAGTTACATCGGTAAGCTCAACAACAACGCAGACGGTCAGGCAACGTTAATCGTCGCGATTAAAGCGTACCTCGAAACGCTTGAGCGCGAAGGCGTACTCGCTGATCCAGTCGTAACGCTTGATCCGCAACGGCCGAGCGTGGGCGACTCCGTATTCATTGCGCTTAGTTACGTTGAGATTGATTCGATGGAACGTATTTTCCTCACTATCAACATTTAAGGAGTGATTAGATGCTGGACCCATCTAAAACTATTGACGGCAGCTTCGGGAAGCTCCTGGATGCTGACGGTAACTGGATGACAAACGTAACAGGCGTTACTGCCGACGTTGCTATCGGTATGGAAGAGATTCCGGTTGCCGGTACTCGTTGGCTCGGGCATAAGCCGACGACGCTTAAGGGCTCCGGATCAATTAACGGATTCCTTGTAACAACGAATTTCATCGAGAAGGTAATGGCAATTACAAACGATCGAAGCGCGCCGTTCTTTACGGAGCTAATCGTTGTCCTTGACGACCCAGCCGCTTACGGTGCGTATCGCGCACGCTTGAAGAACGTCACCTTTGATAAGATTCCGCTTGCGGGATACGAACACGGAACAACCGTAAAACAGGAGCTCACGTTTGTGTTCTCTGGCTCTGAGCTACTCGATAAAATCAACGCTTAAGCTACGTGGCGGGCTTCGGCTCGCCTTTTTAATTTCGAAAATAACCGGGAGGTTGATTATAGATGGCATCAGCATTACAGGCGCTACTCGGCGCAAGTAAGGACATTAAAGAAGAGGTAAACATGAAGCGGTTAGGCGTTAAATTCACGATTCGACCGTTGTCTTTTGAGGAAATTAAGCGCGCTGGAGATCAGGCAACAATTGGCGACAAGCTCGACGATCAGCTTCATAATGCCGCAATTATTGCGCTAGGTTGCGTTGATCCGGCATTCAACGATAAGAGCCTTCGCGAACATTACGATGCGACTGATTCGGCGGATTGCGTAATCAAAGCGCTAATGCCCGGTGAAGTTACGAGACTTGTCGGAAAGATACTAGCGTTGTCCGGCTACGGAAAAGAAGAAGAGACAATTGAAGATGTAAAAAACTAATCAAGGCGGGAGGTGAGGCCGGATTGTTGCACGCAATATTCCAGCGTCATCATATTCCGCCGGATGAAGTTTATTCAAAGGACCGCCGGCATCAACTCTTTATGTTCGCGTCAATGCAGTTGATTTTTGAAGAAGAAGAGGCAGAAGCGCGACGAATTGATGTGGAAAGGAGGAGACAACAATAGCATTTGATCTAGTTGCAAAGTTGAAGATCAAAGACGATATGACCGCGCCACTTAAGAATGTAAAGAAGCAGCTTGAGGAAGTAGCGAAAGCGACAGGTGCATACCGTGACGAGAACGGACGACTACGTAACGTGAACGGACGATTCATAGCGGATACAGAACGTGCGACTAGCGCGATAAACAAGCAGAAGAAAGCGCTGAACGCGCTCGAAGACGCGGGCAAAAACACATTCGGAAAATTGCAGAACCTATCGAAAATGATGGCGGGCGGCGCGTTAGGTATCGGAGCTATCGGCGTTGGCGCTGCCGGTTACCTCGGTTATTCATCGTTAAATAAAGCGATGGATTTTGAAGCGCAAATGTCTACGATTAAGGCGTTAACTGGCGCGACTCAGGCGGAAATGAAGAAGATGCAGGCGCTCGCACTAGAACAAGGCGCGCAAACGAAGTACTCAGCGCTAGAGGCTGCGAAAGGTATTGAGGAACTATTAAAAGCGGGTATAACGCCGGCGCAAGTTCAAGCGGGCGCTCTTAATGCTGCGCTTAATCTAGCGACGGCCGGTTCTCTTGAACTAGCGGAAGCCGCGGAGATTATGTCTACATCACTTAACGCGTTTAAGAAGGACGGATTAACGGCGGCACAAGCAGCGGATATTCTTGCGGGAACGGCGAATGCGTCGGCAACAGGCGTACATGAATTGCGCTATTCACTTGCGGCAGTTGGTGCGGTAGCCGATGGCGTCGGGATGTCGTTTAAGGATACGAATACTGCGTTTGGATTATTCGCGAATAACGGCCTCAAGGGATCGGATGCAGGTACGTCGCTTAAGTCGATGCTCCTTAACTTATCGCCGGCTACGAAGAGAGCGCGCGAGGCTATGATGGATCTCGGTATCATGACGAATAAGGGCGCTAACCTATTTTACAATGCCTCCGACGAGCTTAAGTCGCTTGACGAAATTGCCGGAGTTTTGCGCAATACATTAAGCGGTTTGACAGCACGCGAACGCCAAGACGCATTGCGCGATTTGTTCGGAACTGACGGTATTCGTGCAGCAAATATCCTTTATAAAGAAGGTGCGGCGGGCGTTAAAAAGTTCTACGACGAGATGCTTAAGGTAACTGCGCTAGATGTTGCGAGAGAGAAAATGAATAACGCAGCCGGTGCGGTTGAGCAGTTTAAGGGCGCATGGGAAACGTTACAAATCTCCGCAATGCTTCCGACACTGCCAATCGTTAAGGATCTCGCCAATGCAGCCGCAGACTTCATTAATAAATACTCGCCCGCGATTACTAAGGCAATGGAAGATGCGGTCAATGGCGCTAAGAGCTATCTAATGGAAAACTTTATTGATAATCCTGAGTTCCGTAATTTGCCTACACTTTCAGCAAAGGTTGATTTTACTTTTGGTAAGATCAAAGACTTATTTGACGACTGGTGGGCATCTAGCGGTAAGGCAGGAGTTAGAGAACTTACCGGTGATGTGACAAGCTTTATGCTTTCAACACTTGAAGCAGCGGTTCCTCGAATTGCAGCTATCGGCGTAAGCATGGGTACTGCGCTCGTAAAGGGCATATTGGATGGGATCGGTCAAGCACCTATTACTGCTGTAGAGAGCACACTCAAGACCGACGTAGTTAATAAGGTCTTTGACTTCACTGGTGACGTGCTACCTGAATGGATGGGCGGTTACGCCGAAGAAGACAGCGCTCGTCTTAAAGCTGAACGTAGAAATAAGCTCGGTAATAAGAACCACACACCACTCAACATGCTCTCAGAAACATCGGCCCAACAAATCACTAAGTCGAACTTAAATTTTATGAAAAATGCAATACCGCATTCCGGCGGACTTGCCCGCGTTCCGTATAACCGCTATCCAGCGTTATTACACAAGGATGAAACGGTACTTAACGCAACCGAAGCGCGCAAATATCGCGGAGATGGCGGTGCAGGTTCCGGTCACGGTGGCATCGTTATTAACATGCACGGAACGGTAATTCGCGAGGATGCAGACGTTGAGAGACTCGCTGCTAGTCTCGCACAGGAACTTTCCGCGAGAGGAGGCGTGAAATTTGGCGCGTAGTAGGCCGCAGTTTTGGCTCAAGTTTAATAACAACGCAGAAGTGTTTTGGTTGCCGGTTAATCCCCGGTCACTATCCGCAACATCAACGCACGGATTCACGGACATAGACGTTACGCAACTAGGCGAGTATACCGTTATCGGAAATAACCGATTGCGCGAATACTCGTTTTCTTCGTTATTCCCACGCGATTATAATCCGTCCTTCTGCGAGCATCCGCGATTAAAGGACCCGTGGGAAACCGTTAAGATGATCGAACGTTGGCAACGGTCGGGTAAACCGGTGCGCTTCATCGTGACGAATACGCCGATTAATCTCGCGGTCACTATCCGGAGTTTTACTTACGAAGAACGCGGCGGTGAGCCTGGGGATATCTACTATACGTTAACGTTGAAAGAGTACGTATTCGTATCGTTCCGTAAGACTTCGGATACCACGGCTAAGTCCACGTCGTCCGCCACGAAGAAAGCGGAGAAGCAGCGTCCTAACGAGAAGACGACTCCGAAGTCGTATACGATTAAGTCCGGCGACTCACTGTGGAAAATCGCGCAGAAAGTCTACAAGAACGGAGACGACTGGCGTAAGATTTATGACGCTAATAAATCCGCAATCGGCCCGAATCCTAACGCGCTGAAAGTCGGAACAAAGCTGGTGATCCCGTAATGGCAACGGATTATAACGTTGAATACGGCGGACGCTACGTCGATCCCATCGTTCAGAGCGTAAAGTGGTCGGGCGACATTCCGCTGCCCTATCGTACACTCATCGTTACGTTATCCAATACAATTAACGGTAAAACGCAGGCGGTAACATTCGAGCTCGGCAAGGAAATACGATTTCATGTAAGCGGCGCGGAAGTCTTCCGGGGCGTTATTTTTAGTACTACGATTGACCATTCCGGACGCATGTCGATTACCGCTTACGACGAGAACGTGTATCTAACTAAGAACTCGGATACGCGCAAGTTTACGAAGATGACAGCGACGGCTATCGCGAAGCAGTTGTGCCAGGCGTTCGATATTAGCGCGGGTACTTTCGCAGCGTCCGGCTACGTTATTCCGAAGCTGACTCTACGCAACATGACGTTATGGGATATGCTCGTGACGGCGTTTACGGTGACGCACAAGCAGAACGGTAAGCGCATGTACGTATACTCGCGGAAAGGCAAGTTTCACATGGCCGAGCGCAAAGACGTAGCTGTCCGTTGGATACTCGAAAACGGCGTGAATATAACGGGAGCCTCACGGACTCAATCGATCGAGGAGACGCGCACCGTCGTTAAGGTTACGGGCGGCGATAAAGATAAACCGCTGACAGCTACGGTTAAGAACGACAGCGCGGTTAAGTTGTATGGAACGATGCAACATACGGAAACGGCCGATTCGGATTCGAACCAGTCGCAAATCAACCAGCTCGCCGCGCAGAAATTAAAGGAACTCAGTAAGCCAAACGAAGAGTCAACGGTAACGGCGCTTGGACTTGTGGATGTAGTAACGGGCTCATCCGTATATGTACTTGAAGATATGACGAAGCTGATCGGCGGCTTTTACGTAACGGCTGATACGCATACGTTTGAAAACGGCACGCATTTAATGGACGTTAGGATATCGAAAACGGATGACTTGCCGCAACTTGATTACGTGGAGGTGACGGAGGATTGAACGAAATAATCGAAGGTTCCGGATTTGCGAAGCTCAGCGGTGTAATTAAAACGCTCGGCTACAACAAGGACGTAGACATCGAACTCGCAACGGTAATCGCGCCGCTTCCGAATCTGCGCATTCAAATCGACAACATGAAGATTGAACTCGAAGCGGACGACGTGATTATCGCTGAACACTTAACGGATATTGAACGCGAGATATCGTTCAGCTTTCCGGTTAGCGGAAGCACCACAAGCGCGGGTTCGCCGTCTCACTCACACGGACTCGGGAACATTGCGGCATCTTCCGTTAAAGTTACCGTTAAATCTCCGCTTAAAGCAGGAGATCGCGTTATCGTTGCGTCAATAAAGGCCGGCCAATCTTACGTTGTACTCGATAAGGCGGTGATTTTAAATGGCGCTTAGTCCAATCGCAGAAACTGCGGTTACGGCGGCAGAAACGGAGAACGCTACGTTAGTCCAGACAATAGCACCGTCAAAGACGTATTCGCTCGACTTTTCGAACGGAAATATTGGCGGAATGGTTGACGGAATCGAAGCGCTCAAACAATTCATACTCAAAGCGATCCGCACAGCGCGTGGTCGCTTTTTAATTTACGATGACGACTACGGATCTGAACTCGAAGACGTGCTCGGCGGTGATTCATCGTTTGAGTTACTAGCAGCGGAAATACCGCGTGCAATAACGGAGGCGCTTATATACGACGATCGAATCAGCGCGGTGGATGATTTTCTAATAACGCAGGAAGGTGACGCTGTGTACGTTGAGTTTACTGTAACTTCCGTTCTCGGCGCGTTCGGCATGGAGGTGACGTTATAATTGGCGTTCGAATCGGAAACTAATTCGGAAATTTTAACGAGGATTCTTTCCTCGTATGGCGACGAGTTTGATAAGCGTCAGGGCTCGGTTGTGCACGACATGCAGTCGAAAATGACGATTGAATTAGCGCGAGCCTACATCGCATTGGATACCGTGCTTAATCTCGGATTCGCGCAAACATCATATGGTCCGTACCTCGAAATGCGCGCGAGGGAGCGTGGCCTAACGAAAAAGCCATCGGTTGTTGCCGTTGGTTTTGTTGCGTTTACGGGTCCGGAAGGCACTGAGATTCCGGAAGGAACAACGCTATCAACCGGAGGCGAGACGCCTGTCGCGTTTGAGACAACGGAAGCGGCAACGATCGGAAGCAGTGGCGCAGTTACCGTAATGATCCAAGCGCAGATAGGCGGCGTTTCGGGCAACGTCGGTCCCGGAACGATCACGCTTGTTAACGGCGAACTTAACGGGATTATCGCGGTAAATAATCCGCAACCACTTAGCGGTGGATTCGATGAGGAGACGGACGAAGCGTTTTTACAGCGCTACCTCGAAGATGTACAGACGCCGGCCACAACCGGCAACGAAGCGGATTATCGTCGGTGGGCGAAACAAATTTCCGGCGTACTTGATGCGCGTATATTCCGGGCATGGAACGGTCCTGGCACCGTTAAAGTATCGCTACTTGCGGATGACAAGACCGCGCCGAGCCAGAACGTTATTGACGAAGCGGCCGCGTATATCGAGAGTCAGCGTCCACTTAACGCAGCGGTTACGGTTGTTGGCGTTGAAGAAGTGCTCGTTAACTTGCGGATGGGCCTTACGCTAAGAGACGGAGCAGACGTTAACGCAACCGTTGAGCAGGTGCGGTCGAATGTCCGTGCATATCTCGAAGGGCTCGCGTTTAACGATCGGGTTGTCCGCTATTCGAAAGTGGGCGAGGCGATTCTTAACGCGGAAGACGTAATCGACTACGAAAATTTAACGATAAATAACGGAACAGGTAACGTCCTAATCGACGAGGATCAAGTCGCGGTTATGGGCGCTATTGTCGTGTCCGAATAGGGGGAAATAAGATGCCGGGAATGTCCGATTATCTTGAAAATAGAATCCTTAATCACGTTTTGAAAGGCACAGCGTACACGGTTCCGGCCGGAATTTACGTTGCGCTTTTTACGTCCGATCCGACTGACGCTGGAACAGGAACGGAAGTAAGCGGAGGAGCATACGCAAGGCAAGCCGTTACGTTCAATACCGCGACAATCGGAGCGACAGCAACGGCGGCCGACGTATTATTTCCGGTAGCAACTGCCGCGTGGGGAACGGTTACGCATATCGGTCTTTTTGACGCGGTAACTGGCGGCAATCTCTTATTTTCGTCCGTGCTGACTACGAGTAAATCCGTACCGGCCGGCGATCAGATTAAGATAAATGCGGGCGATATTACGGTGACGCTCGACTAAGGGGGCGTTATAGTTGGCGGAAATTACTATCGCAAGTAATAGCGTAGCTGAGGCGACTTTAAGCGGTCGCCTTATTCGCGTTACGTCCGCAAGTGCTGCGGCAATATCTTCGGGAACAGCGGCGGATTCAGCCGTTATTAAGCGTCAATTCGCGAAGTCAAACGTTAACACGGCTGCGACTATTAGCGCTAAACAGACGCGAGTTGTACGCGTTGCTTCCGCGAATACAACTGCATCCAAGGTTGCGGTCCTCGACGTTAAGAAATACCGCACGATTAGCGCGAAAATAACCGTCAGTACTCGGATGGAGGCGTATCGTACTGACCGTGATATACGCGCCGAAATGACCGATTATTTGCCGCGATATTACGGAGATTTTCCGGTAATCAGCGCGATGGTCCAGGCGGAAGCAAGCGAGGCGACACGGCTTCATGCGTTAGTTGAAGCGCTAGTGTTCGAGTTTTATCCGGAAACAGCGACGGACATCGGGATAACTCGGTTTGAAGCGGAGTGCGGAATCGTTACGGACCGGAATAAGTCGCTGGAAGCGCGCCGGGCCGAAGTGATTAAACGTAGACGTGGGATCGGAACGGTAACACTGCCGAAGTTTACCGAGATTGTTAACGAGTTCTACGATTGCACGGTCGAGGAGAAACCGAATGAATTTCGCGTGGCGACTACGATATGGAGTAAGCGCGGGGTGCCGGAGAACATTGCGGAAATGGAACGGGAAGTGGATGCGGTATTACCGGCGCATCTTGAGCACGAGTTCGTTCCGACTTGGCTGACGTGGGGCGAGATCGAGGATTACGGATTAACGGGCGAAGAGGCGGAGACGTATACGGCGGAAGAGTTGTCAACGTTGTTTTTAATACCGTATGTCGGCATAAACCAAACCGGAGGGGAATAGATGAAGCGCACAGAGAGCATGAAATTACCACAGTGGGATGAAAAAGATCGTTGGGACGTCAGAGATTTTACCAGGTCTCTCTCTTTGGTCGATACTGACTTTACCGATCGTGGTATAAGTCCGAGGTGGTTCGGGGCAAGTTTCTCGGGGGAGACAGCTCTAGGAATGGTTACAGCAAGTTCTCGGACCCTTATCTTAGAAGACGGTAAAGATTTTAAAGACGGGCAGTATATCGCTATTATTGGAGCGGGCGATGTGACAGAATTACCCACACCAGGCTCCCCTAGTATAACAATACCAACAGGGACAAACGGAACAGCGACCTACGCGTACTGTGTTGCGGTTATAGATTTCAAAGGGTCAATGAGCGCAGCCTCACCAGTAGTTAGTACCACACAAGGTAGCAGCATGCTATCTAGCTCTAATTTTGTCCAGCTCAGTTGGCCAGCTGTTGAGAATGCAAGAGGGTATGCTGTATACGGCAGGGCTAATGGAAGTATGAAATTGCTTGCAGTTACGGCCTACACAACATGGGTAGACACAGGCAAGCCTGCTCTGGTTGATTTGCCGACAACATTGAGTGAAGTTCCGCCACCACTCCCGACACGGAATTTACTTGTGGCACAAATTGAGTCAGGCGGTGGAACAAAGAATTTAACGCTAGATAGACCTGTGGAAGTCAGTATGGACAACGTAACTGTATATCACGATGACACTATTCCTTTGCAAGTTGCGTTTGACTTTGCAGCATCGCGCTCAAAACAGGTGGCTATACCTGACGGATTGATGAGGATCTCACAGCCACTGCAGCAGGGAGCTATCACTGTAATTGGCAACGGGGATACCTCTGAAATTAAAACGTTGCTGCCTTTTATCAATGTCATAGAAAGTAAGATGACGAACAACCCAAAACTGTATGATCTAAAAATAAGTGGAAGTGGTTATGGACTGCAGCCTGTTAATACTTTGGAAGACCCGATACTTGACGGATCTGGTTGCGGGATTATCTATGCCGGAGTTAATAAAGGGGTTATTGAAAATGTGCTGATTGAAAACTGTGGGGGCGATGGTTTTACTTCCCACAAAAACGGAGTATCAGGCGTATGGCTCACATACGGTTGTAGCAATGTAAAGATTTACAGCTCATACGCTAAAAATTGTCGTAATGGATTTAATGAGGATGATTATTATGGCCGAAGCTCGTATTTCAATACAATGAAAGACTGCGAAGCAACAGACTGTCGTTTTGGTTTTGTGACCGACTGTACGACAGGAAAGGGTTTTAAACTTACAGACTGCCGATCCGTAAGATGCCTGTATTCGGGCGTTGACATAAGTAGGACAAATGGAGCCAGGCTTGTCGGACATTACTTCGAGGAATGCGGAAATACGGGGCTTCCTGGAGTCTTTTCTGCTGCTCTGGCGGTTTACGGTAATGCCAATGATCGGGTAACTGATTTCGTGGCGGAAAGTTGCACATTTGTCGATAACTACTCGTATGCTGCGCAATTATCTCGCCATACGTACGATTGTAAGTTTAAAGATTTTAACATCCGCGGCTGTAAAAATGATGGAGCTATTTTGGTTAAATCCTCAAGATATTACCACTTAGAGGACATCACAATCGCGGAATGTGTTGGGCATGGCGTAAGAGGTTATCCGGAAGTACTCGGCAGCGGAGCAGTAGCGGAAACGGTAGGTATAGATTATGGAACATTTAAAAACATAACTATACACAACTGCACCAAGCACGGAATATACCTTGATACAGCTGAACATTGCATTTTTGAAAGTATTATCTTGAATCGGACTGGAACAGAGAATAAATCTTTGTACGGTGGACTCGTCTTTGATAAGTCTTCAAGAGAAAATATTATTAGTATGAACTTAATGACGGATGTGGGCAGATTTGGTGCAGGTTCACTTGATGAGGGAACGCAGTACAATATCATTTCAGGCAACTTTTCATACCACAACAATGGAGGCATTTCATCTTTCGGTTTTGTCTCTCCGAATCAGTTTTGGATGCCAAACGGTAACGATCGTGCATTAAGTGATGCCCGAGTAACCGGCGCTATAGATTTCAGAACATCCAAAGGTCATCTTTACATTGATGAGGTATTTTCGGGACAGCCGGACGGCACGACAGCTGGAGAGATTAAGATCCACACAACAAATAAGCAGTTACTTGTAAATGTCGATGGTAGCTGGTACAAAACTAACTTGATTCCAATTTAAAACACAAGAAAAAAGGAGCTGTACCATTTAAGGTCCTGCTCCTCCCATCATCAACCTTTGAGCGATTGTCTGAATTCTACAGCTTTTCGAAGTGCCGCGCGTTCATGGTAGTTGAGAGGTATGTGCTGTATTTGTGCTTTCTTTTTCTTTTCTTTCATCTGCTTATGACAAGCCAGGTAAAACACAAAGTAGATGAGCATATAAACAATAGCTGTATACTGATCACGATATATCTGTGTAGCGTACGCAGAAACAAGTAATACAATAAACAGCATTATAAATAGAAGGACTCTTTTTATCCCTTTAATATTTGTTGAAAAGAGTCTATCCAGTAAGGCGGTATAGACCAATGTAATACTAAGCAAATACATTAATCCGCCCTGTATCAAAACAATCGTAGTGTTATTTACGGTTAGGTGTTTATCAATTGTTTGTGTGGCAACGTCAATGTTATTCAGACCAATGCCCATATCGTCAGCGTCATAGTAGTTGAAAGCAAGGTAATTAAAGTATGCTCGTTCATTATAAATGCTTGGTTTGTCATTAAATAATTCTTTACCCATATCTAAAGATGTCTGTACGACTGTTGTGTAGGTGGACATTAGCCATAAGACCACTGCTAATAACAAGCCAAATGCTGAGAACTTGATCAGTGTCCCAATTCCAAACTTATTACGGATCGTTATTATGACAACAAACGCCGCTAAGAACATAAAAAAGGTTGCGGCGAACATTCTATTATCATTTAAAGTGGAGATAACGGTCATGCTTACTCCTTGGAAAATGATCAGTAATAACGTGCTAGTCTTTTTTCGTTCTATGTAGAAATAGAGATTGAATAGGAGTGTAGCAATCCATAAGAAATTCAGAACACTAACACCGCTTAGACCGATTAGACCAGTCATGTGATCGAATACAAGTGGATTTTGAGCAATGAACTTTTCCATCAGGAAGGTTCCAGTTTGAATTTGGACAACTATAATTAGCGTGTTGAAAAAGAAGTAATAGTTCATAAACTTTGCAAGCTTGAATGCGAGCGATTCTAAGGCTTCGAAGGTGTATTTTTTCTTCAGATACACAAGGAAAAGAACAAATACAAGCGGAGTCATGACCATAAGTAAATTAAATGCAGCAACTTGTCCTATACCAAATTTCAATAAATTTTGCCCAACTATCATTGTAAATAATACAATAGATAGGTAAAAGGTCACTCCTATTCTAAACTTGGTTCGTATCATATTTGCAAAAATATACAAGAAGAGAATGCAATCAAAAAAATAAAATGCTTGAAAGAATACGTTGATGTAGCGGAGAAAAAAGACGTTAACAAGTATTGCCGTCAATACTATTAGATCGATTTTTGAAATTGTGTTCAACTTATTATCTACTCCGGTCATTAGTAGTGAGTCCTCCTACCTAGTTCTGTTATCGCTGATACGAATTGTATCACCATTTCGGTAAAAAGGTAAGATTGATTATTAAAAAAATAATACGAGGAGGTGCGCTGTGGATACCGCACTCATAAACGCTGCTCTTAAGGACGGTATATTTGCCGTCCTTTTTGTTGCGCTCTTTTTGTATCAACTACGCGAAGCTCGGCGCTTGTCAGACGAGGCGAAAGCGCGCGAAGAACGCATTCAAACAGAAGCACGCGATCGTGAGGTCCGCATCCAAGACGAAGCAAAAGATCGCGAGGACCGCTTAATGACGCTCGCGGAAGACTTAACGGCACGCTTTGAAACACTCGCAAGTCAGTACGAAACTTTGGCGCTCGATGTTCACGATATCAAATCGGTAGTAAACGGAAGGGAGGGGACGCGATGAAGATCGTAATTGACGCAGGCCACGGTTATTACACGTTCGGCAAACGCTGCCCCGACGGTTCTATGCGCGAATGGGAGTTTAACGCAGTCGTTGCGAATTGCGTTGCGCAAATGCTCGCGGCGTATGACGGTGTTGAAACGAAATTTACGCACGATGTAACGGGTAAAACGGATGTTCTATTGAGTACACGGACTAAAACCGCTAACGCTTGGGGCGCGGATATTCTCGTTTCAATTCACGCGAATGCAGCGTCTGGAACGTGGGGAATTGCGGAGGGTATCGAAACATTCGTATATTCTACGAAATCGGCCGCATCCGTTAAGCTTGCGAACGCGGTGCAGGCGCAATTAATCGCTAGAACTGGCCGAAGAAATCGCGGAGTTAAGATGGGCGATTTGCACATGGTACGCGAAACGAAGATGCCGGCGATCCTCGTTGAATGCGGCTTTATGGATAATCGCGAAGAAGCCGCGCTACTTAAGACGGATGCTTATCGCCGCAAATGTGCGGAGGCAATCGTTGCCGGCATCGTTGAAGTTTACGGATTAAAAGCGCGGATAAAGGAGGCGGCTGACGTGCGCGTAGATAAAGCAAACGTAGTCATCGACGAGAAGAAAGCGAAGGACGGCGTTTTGATTGACGGCACAGTCTACGTACCGTTGCGAGAGGTTGCGGAGCATTTTGACGCAGATATCGCGTGGGATAACAAAACGAAAACGGCGACTATTACGACGAAAGGGGCACGTTAATATGTACGAAATTGGCGTAGTTGTAGCGGTAATTATTGCGATCGGAGAGTTTGCGAAGATGTACATTGACGCGAAATGGATTCCGCTATTATCGATGGCGCTCGGTCTCGTTGCGGGGCTTTTGTATATTCCGCATGAGACGGTTGCGGACGGAGTTATGACCGGAATTATGGCGGGTCTTGCTGCGTGTAAACTGTATGATATCGGTAAAGGCGCGGTCAGTAAGGTTAAAACCGAATAAATAATGACGCCCACCAGCGGAGTCTTGCGTATAATAACGTAGGACTATCGTAGGTGGGCTATTTTCTTTTTATAGGATAAATGTTACAATTTGTATACATTAAATGGGCGGTGATCAGCCGATGGGTATCGGAAAAGATTGGGAAGTCAAAAATGACGTAAGCATAACAAAAGATAAAGTAGAGAACGAACCGACTAACAAGCGTAAAGGGTACGCGGGCGGTTTTATATTCGCACTTATCGGCTGGGTCTGTGCACTTATCTCGTTCTTACCGTTTACCGCGTTTATTGCTGCGCTCGGTATCGTCTTCGGGTTCTTATCGTACAAATTGGAGAAGCGCGAGATACAAGGCATCGTCATTATGATTATTTCCGCTGCAGGCGGATTCTTCTAGATTTATTCGGACACGCATTTAATACAAGCCCGGCTGCATACGCTGGGGTAAAGCGATCGCCTACGCGATTGCGCTAGGGAGCGACCTGGAAACGGGTGGCTCCCTTTTCGTCGTTTATAGCGCCCAAAAGTCCGATGAGTCCACGTCATACCCTCGTTTCCTCAGCGCGCTTATCAGCTTGTACATCGTATCCTTTCGCGGCTCCAAATCGACCGCCTTCCCATCGCATAGTTTCCCGATCTGCACGCGGCTAAGGCCCGTCCATTCCTCGATATCCTTCTGCTTGATTCCGTTCTTATCGATAAACTTTCCGAATTTACTCCGCGGCTTTCCTAATCCCATGTTGCCTCACTCCTTTATTAGCGAGTGTGGACAACTCTATGAAAATATATTCATGCTAGTTAGCATTTTGGTCAAGCGGTGCGCCATAACATCAAACATACGTAAAACGTAGGAGGCGATCGCAACATGACGATGAGTAAAACGCTATTGAAGAAAATGGCCGGAGAGGTCTCGCAACCGATACTCGGAGGGCTTCTCGCTGATTATGCGCAGCAAGTTATCGACGCGGAAGAGGTTACGGAAGAACTCGCAGCGGCTATCGAAATACTTTCCGCAGAGTTAAAGTCGCGTGTAACTGGCGCATCTAATTCGCAACGTACACGCAGACCACGCGCTAAGAAAACGGAAGATGTAACGGAAGAGAAGACGGTAAACACCTCACCGTTCCGAAGTGGAGTAATAGGAAACAACGAGGGAGGTATTCGCAATGAAAGAGATTAAACCGAGACCACATTGTGTTAAGTGCGGAGTAACTCTAAGTTCAATGGGATACTGCGATAAATGTGCTAAATGTTAACTGAGGGAGGTATAACGCATGAGTGATTTTGTGAGAAAGGGCGTTAATTTTAACGTAGATAACGCGCACCAAAACGAATTGTTAGCGTGGGTAATGGCGGAGAGTGCGAACAATTTTAGCGGATATGTAAAGACGGTTTTATACGCGACAATGGTAAATAAAAAAGCCGGGTTAAATTCCCGGCTAAGCGAAACAGTTAACGATAGCGGCGATAGTACCGCCGGCAATTAGGCCAAGAACGAATATCATATGCGTTCACTCCCCGTTGGTTTTGTCGTTATTATTACCGACATCGAAAGGATTGATACACGATGAGTAAAACGGAAGTACTCGACTGGTCCGCATGGTCCGCCGGCAACATTGTCGCTAAGAATAAGCGCGATTTAAAAGCGGTAGTTACCGCAGCTTCCACCGTACATTTAACGTTAATGCCCGCGACGGTATTCGCAGCAAGCGGCGGCGCTGATACGTGGAATAACGTATTTCACACCGTATTAAATATGGCGGATTGGTTGTGCGTCGGCATCATTACGTTTAGCGGCGTTACGTGGATGTTCGGTAATCGCACGAAGGCGCTAGAGTTTATTATGGGCGGAAGCATCGGTTACATTATCATTCGGCATGCGGTCGATATCCGCAACTGGCTCAAAACGTTATAGGAGGCGGACGATATGATCGTAAGAATTAACGGAATGATTACGGAGCCTGAGACCGCGGTTAGTCCGTTTGAAAATAGCGTAGCTGGCAAACTCGTTGATCTAATCGCGGACTCGCTCGGCAACATCGCGTCAGACTTTGGCGTAGTGCTCGGCGATTTATTCCGCAGTTGTATCGCACTCCTTAACGACAACTCAGCGGAAATCATTACGCTCGGCATTATAACGTGTGCGGCCGGCATGATGATCTCTCCGCTAGTTGGCGATAAGAACCCGTGGATCGGACGTTTGTTCACGACGTTTTGGGTCGGCGTGATTTGGCGCGTACTTATATAGAAGGGAGGGTTAAGTATGCGCGTCGTCTACCGTATTATTCCGCACTCTTCCGTACTTAATTCAGCGTCGCGTAATTTTCAGCGCTCACTATACGAATTGTTCTCCGTTAAAGAGGCGCGGTCATTCCGTTTATTCTCGCAGCCGAGTCCGGACTTCTGGTGGATTACGCGGCTGTCAACGGAGTCCATCGAATATTACTGCGCGATGCCGCCGGAGTTCGCCGATGCCTTCCGTATCAAGTTCCGCAATCACGAGCAATGGCGCAAATCAACGCTCGAACTTGTCGATGACTTTGCGTTTCCCGGCGAGGTGGATACGGATCTATACGCGCTCAGGTATCGGCGCCACGATATATTCTCGCTGGACTTTCGTTATAACGAGCAGAATACGCCGGTTCGCGAATTGCTTGGCGTGACTAACGAACTGAGCGCCGGTGACGAAGTTAACGTATTTATCTGTACGGAATCAATCGCGCGGAATAAATGGAAGAAACTCGCCGACTACGCATGGGAAACGTGGGATAAGGGCGGCGTCCCGTATCGGCCCGGCTTTGATCCGTTACGCGCACTCCGTACACTCGGCGGCCTTCTCACGCACGTATTTTACGAAGCGAAATCGCTAATCGACGATGTGCTTATCGGCATTGAGCGGACGTTCTACCATAGCGCCGCAAATACACGTAAAAATACCGTGAAATTAGCGCTTCCGAATCCGGACCGTGCCGAGCTATTGGTTAACGGTGAACTCTCTAATTTGACGCGAAATAAACGTAATTTGCCCGCGTTTAATACGACGATAAGGTACGCGGTAACAGCGGCCGACCCCATTAAGCGCGGAATGCTTGCGCGGTCAGTTGCGAATGCGTACGGGGAGCTGGCGGGCGATAATCGGCTCGAACCCGTTAAGATAAACGTTAGAGGGCGTACTGAAATCGGATGGAATATGCGCGAGTTTAATCCGAATATGATGAGCGTTGATGAGGTCGGCAAGTTAACGCAATTACCAACGGCGGAGCTGCAGGCGGAGTTTGCGGACCAATTACGGTCGAATCGGCGCATTGAAATCGAGCTACCGGCAGCTTTCCGTGATGAGCGCGGCATATTGGCGGGAACGGCTACGGATAGAGGCGCGACACTCGACGTCCATATTCCGACGAATCAACCGGATAAACTGTTCATGCCTCGCGTAGTTAACGGGTCGCCACGCATGGGCAAGGATCAGCATATCGTTAATCTAATCATAGAGGCTAAACGCAAGCACGGTATAGGCGCGGTTATTCCGGACTTTATCGACGAGCAGAATCGAGATAGCTCCGGTAACTGGCGCGGCATGGCTAACGCGGTGCGCGATCACCTCGAACCGGACGACGTAATCGATATTAACCTAGCGGACACAAGTTACGCGCCATACTTCGGGCTACAATCGATATTCCGTAATATTAGCGATGAGCGCGTTGCGGCCGATGTGATTGCGGAGTACTTAACGGATTTCTTGCTGGCGGATGGTGACGAGGATAAATTCCAGACGGCCGACTTTACGCGTTCAGCAGCGAAGGTGTGTCGCGGAGACTTTACCGATATGAAGGCGATGTTCCAATCGGGTAAATTCCGCAAAGAGATGATCGCGGCTAACGAGCACCTATTCGATATGGATACGTGGCGCGATTTCGATAAGATGACGGAAGGGAAACAGGGGCAAATCTACGGACCGGTCTTGCGGCGTATCAGTCAGATAACGGGAAGCGAGTTTCTTAAGCCGATGTTCGCGCAATCGGCCGATAAAGCGATGGATCTATACCGTTGGATCAGCGAAGGAAAAGTCGTGATTATACGCTGCAAAATGCCGGATGGGATTCCGATGCCTGAACGCTTAAAGGAGATACTCGGCTACTGGCTCGTCATGTTAACGTTTCTTATTAAACTAGCGCAGGATGGGCGCGGCGCCGGAACGTTCCTCGTACTGAACGAACCGCACCAATTCTTATCGCGCGGCCTCGTCCACTTTACGAAACGGATGCTGCGTGAAGGTCCGAAGTATAAGCTCGCGCCAATTATCGCGTTCCACGATTTCAGCGCGTTCCAGGCGTATCCTGGCTTCGTCGATACGTTACTGTCCGCGTCGGTTAATTGGCACCTTTTCCGCAATACGCATCTCGACACGTATAAACGGCTGCTTCCGTATTTGTCCAAAACGTTCGCCGATCCGCAGGCCGCGTTCGAAGCGACGAAGCAATATCAGTTTATAGCGTGTTGGCTCGTAGAGGGAGAGTACGCGCCGCCATTCGTATGTGATGCGCTTCAACCGGTCGGCAAGCGATATAGCACGGCGGATAACGCAAAACTCACGCGAAAACATGCGCAGTTATACGGGCGACCAATAGCGGAAGTACTCGCGGAAATCAAACAACGTGAGCGCGCGTATCGTTAACGTTTGATGCGGAGAGATTCCGGTATTACAACGTTATCATATTGCGAGATGTCGAGGCCGAGATACTTGCGCATGAGTATCGCGGCTTCCGGCGCTATAAACGCCCATCTTAGCGTCATTTGACCGTGATAGCCGCGACATTGAAACTTCGCATGTATTGCGTCGGGATCACGCGTCAATTCGTATACTTTAATGCCGCGACTACGGAACAAGCGCTTAATCTCCGTTATGTCATGCGTTACAATATTCATCGCGAGTTCGATGCTCTCAACGTACGGCTCCGGCGTCTTGAGCGTTTCGCGCATAATCGCCGCGTCGCGTTCAAATGCCGTTAAGACAAGCGGGAGGATAACGTGATATTTAACGAGCGTCCGTTCATCATCGGTTATTTGTGCGGGTGTAGCCAT